AAGTGAAAAGATAAAAAAACGTGTAGAACGTGCTCTGGTTTGGGATGATGATGATGATATCATGAACGACCCCGATGTATGTAAAATGGTCGAGAATGGAGAGCATATCTGTCACATGTTTGACGCACCTTGCCAAGCTTGTGAAGATGATGAGGAGGACGAGGAGGAGGAGGAATACAACGACGAAGTCAGGGTCATGACTGAAGAAGAAGTTCAAAATGATCCTGAAATGACTGCTCAAGTGAATAAAGTTGACGAGTTACGTGCCCATTTTTGTTAATCCTCACCAAGTAGGTCAATCTCTCTTTCATACGTTTGAGACATGAGTATAGTTTTTAGATCTCTTGTAAATGTTACATATTTTCTTGGTATATCTCCCCATAATCGTTCATTTGAAACAAATAACTCAACCATTCCATCCCTTAAGAGGGGTTCGAGGAGTGTCCAATTTGGTTCCTGATATTTAATCTTTGTACACCCTCTAGCAAACCTTCTAGCATAAATGTACCACGCCGCGATACTTTTGTATATATACGTGGGTCGCTTCCCTTGTTCAAGGCAATTTCGTAAAGATGGAACGATGAAGGTGTGAAACTTTGTGAACCCATCCATACAGATCCTATCCAGAACGTCAAGGTTAGTCGCATTCGAGAAGCGTTCTTGAACCTTTTCGATATATTCATACACATCAAAGGGTAGATCAATATCAAGGGATGGAATAATTTCTTCTGACTGAAGTTGTTTGAAATGTTCTCGATGTGACGGGTCACTCATGACTTGATCAAATGTTTTGTAACCTGAAAGTGCACCTATATACGCGAGGGAAGTATGTCCCCCATTGAGAATACGAATCTTTGTCTCTTCGTATGGTTCAATATTCTTCGTGATGACAACACCAACTTGTGTCAAGTCGGGAAATTCGGAAGCGAAATTATCTTCAATGACCCATTGTGTATATTCCTCTGTCTGTACAGCACTATGACCAAACCCTGGATAAATCTTTTCAACTTCTTGTCGAAGTGTATCTGTCGTTCGAGGTGTGATACGGTCAACCATACACGATGGAAACTTCACATTTTTTTTAATCCAACCCGCGAGTTCGTGTTGATTTGTCCGGTAGAGATACGCTAAGAATTGTGTTTCGAGAACGATTCCATTTTGTCGAATGTTGTCACAACATAGGATAGTGATAGGGTTTTTACGGTTTCTGAGACCACACGCCAAGTACTCAAATAGGGGTGATCCTGGTGCATACCCACTTTCCGTGACAGTTATGGTGATGAGATGAACACTCGGTAATGTGAGTAAATGTTTAGCGATTGTTCTATTCTTGGTCCAGTCGATATAATCGAGGTGTGACCTGACAAACTTATACTCCGTCGGCGTCTTAAGTATATATTTATCAATTTCACGGAATCCTTCATTCACAAGGTTGACAGCTACGATCCCCCAACGAAGATCTCCAGTCTTTTCCATATATTCATCAATGTACTTGGCCTGGTGCGCTCTATGAAAGTTTCCATAACCTATATGGACAATACCTGTATGACATTCAGACTTGTTATACATAATTATACAAAAGACATAAATCCATCCATAAATTGCATAGTTCGATACCCTGTGTAATACAAATGCATTTTCCATACACCATTTCTAGGTTTATTAGGTATTGACTCATTGATAGCAACTCTAATAAACGTCTTGTTAGAATTTGTGTTTTCAAAATCAAAATAGCCCGAAGGACCTGGGTCTTTTGGATTTAATGCAAAAGTGTAAGTGTATATATGTTGCTGTTTTGGCAGTGGTAGATTATTTTTCGAACATGTGTAAAATCTAAAATATTTGGGACCACTCTCTAAGGTTTTTATCACTTGTTCACCGTTGATATACATTTCAATATCTGTAACGTTATCATATTCCGAATATACATCATCCACTAATTGTCCCACGGGTAATGCCGATGAAAAATTAAACCTATTGTTGTAATTGGCAACTGGCGCCAGATTCGTTCCGGTACTTATAGAGTTTATTTCATCACCAAAACTTGTGTCTAATGGGTTGTCTTCTTTTTCGAAATCACTATTTCTTATAAACCAATGTAATGATTTTACTGGAATTTTAGGAACTAAATTAGCGACAATTTCAGATGTACCCGGTTTATTTTCATACACTGGATGTTTGTTCGTGAATTCCGTTGTTATCACTTGTGTTTCTTTTACAAAGTATAGACGTTCGATTTCTGTCAGTCTAATTTCGTCTGTTACAACATTGAAATAGTCAAGTTTTATATCACCATTGGTTGGTGTGAAGAATGTTTTTTTATGGAATTCAAAATCAAACTCTATTTTCTGTTTGTGAATTGCACATAAAGGGAAATATGGCTTTTCCGAAATACCCGCTTCAAAACGTCTACCGAAAAAAAAGTGTAATGGTATTGTTATTGGGACAGTTTGTTTATGTATTTCTTGAAATGCAAAATTAGTAGACCACAATCGATGAGACCATCCTCGATTGATATTTATCTCAGACATTTGTTCTTCATCTGCGTCTTGATATATATTATGGTAAATTATATTTGAATCTGAATCAATTTTTTCTACCATGATTTCATCAACATACATCGTGACACTCTTGATGAGATGGTAGCCTATCATCGGTGCATATCTATCTAATATACCTGGGGGGTTGTTAGGGAAGGCTGATAAAGGTATAGTTATGGCCATGTTTGAGAGTAGATCACCCATCGTTTTGGGATCATATTGAACCTTTACAGTTTTACCCCAAGGCCAATTTGCTTCATCATTCACATTTTGTATGGTCTTCACCCGTTGTTTCATGTAAAAGGGGGTATGTGGTTCATGTGAATTCTTAAAATTCGATTTTTCTAAATCTTTGGAAAGTAGGTGTGTGTCCTGCTTTCCAATAGCTTTCAGTGAAATCTCAGCAGCTTCGCTACCCATACTATATAGACACAAATTAGCTTTAAACTATATCAATCATAATCATTCATGTCTTCCCCAGTGAATTGGAAAGCAGTCCCACTATCAATGTCCCATGCTGACATGTTCAAACCGGTACCACCCGCGTAGCTCGAAACAGCCCCCACCGTTGTTTTAAATACTCCAATTGGGATAACACCCCCGACTGTATCGAATAAAGCATAAGTTGGGCCAACATGTGTCGAGGAACCAGTATCCTGAAAAGTATTATATGTTCGCGATAGCTGGGTACCTCCGAATAGAATAGAGTCAGATCCATCTTGTATATCACTCTGTGTTTGAGTAGTTCCTGAAAATGCGTAAGCTCTTACGCGTACAGAGTATGCATGTAGGGTAGTATGTCTCCATGTACTTGCACCAATTTGTACTGTATTTGTCGCCCTAACCATCTTTCCAGTCATAGAGATGACAATTTTCTGGTCATCAAAAGACGAAGGTACGTTTATGTAAGAACCAGTAGCCAGTTGTGAAACACCGTTATTAAACCTAAAAGCTAACCGACTTTGGTTACTACCCGGAGATTCTGCATAACACAAGAGATATCCAACATGCCCTATGAGTCCTCTCGAGTAGCTAGATCCATTTTGAGCTCTATGTGTAAATGTTGTGCGGACCACCATTGTTCCAATATTCCGAGGACCAGAATAATTTGTTGTAACTCCATTTGAAGCGTTAATCGATGAAGCTGCTATCGATTTTCGTAAAAATCCGGGAACTCTATATATAATTCTGGATGCAATATTACGGTTATTACATGTAGGTCTGTATTGACGGGTAACTTGTGTCACTGTAGCGGTACTACCATCTGGTTTTGTGAATACAAAACTGGAATTAGTTGAGTCAACGAACCTAACATTAGCCGTATTTTGATACCCCGAAGTATCAATTACAGGTTCAAACAAACTATATGCCTCATCGTTTGTATTCGTTGGTGTAAACGTGATAGCCTGAACGGAAACAGTTCGTGAACGGATTAATGATGATGTAGAACCCAGTATAATATTTGAGTTAATTGAAGTCCATGAAGCTGTATATGAACCAATGGTGTTTGTATTAACGTTAGTCGAAAAGGTTGGCGTTTCTGAAATATCAGTGTTGAGATTTTCGAATCCAGGGTCGGTATATGTAGCACATTCTAGTATAGTTTGGGTACCTCCAATTAATGTGAAAGAAGGTACTGTAGGATTTGCATAGACTTGTACAGGTCTTATAGCCGTACCTGTATTCTGAGCTGTATCAGTGGCTGAATACACGATATTATAAGTACCTACTGCATTACGGTTAAGGGGGTCATTTATCGAGAATGATACACTCGAGTCATAATTGTCGGTGACAATAACGGGTGGACTTGGTATTCCTAAAGACCCCGTGTAACCCGCTCTGATTTTAATATATGAAGGACCCTGTATCGTTAAAACTGGTGCAACAGCATCTCTTGTGACTGTGACGGTCCGTGTAGCGGTTCCCACATTCCCACCCACGTCTGTAGCTGAATATGTAACTACATACACACCTTGTATTATTGGATTTACAGCTGCGACTGATACAGCCGTTCCTCCACCAATTGGTGAACGTGTGATACTAATTGTTACTGTCTCACCCCCATTTGAAGTAGCTCCTTGTTCTGTATACGTTTGTGAAAAAGTCGGTGAAACAGTATCGTTATACACTAAAGCCACTGGATTATAACTTGGAACACCTAGAGTTATGATAGGTGCAGTAATATCCCTGACATATGTGATAAATCTACTAACGGTTCCTGCGTTGTTAGCAATGTCTAAGGCTGTATAAACAACTTCATACGTACCAGGACTTGTAGGATTAATACTAGTACTATTTATGGTTACCGTTTCCCCTCCATCGGAGGTAGCACCATATTCAACATATGGTTCACTATTTGTCGGTGAAACTGAATCGTTAAATACCAACGTCACATTGTTATAGTTGGGGTTGCTGAGAGTAAGAACTGGTGGTACAGTATCTTCTGTGACCGTGACGGTTCGTGTAGCAGTTCCTATATTACCAGCTGTATCTGTAGCCGAATATGTAACTACGTACACACCCGCTTCTACGGGGTCTACAGCTGCAACCGATGTAGGAGATTGACCCGGGGGTGTAAAAACGATGCTGATAGTTACAGTTTCCCCTGCATCGGCGGTAGCTCCGTGCTCTGTATACGTTTGTGAGAATGTTGGTGTAACTGTTGTATTAAATATTAGATTGATTGGATTTTCGTTGGGGTTGTTGAGAGTGACTACCGGGGCTGTAGTATCTTCTGTGACTGTGACGGTTCGTGTAGTGGTTCCTGTATTTCCACCCGTGTCTGTAGCTGAATATGTGACTGTGTACACACCCTCCACTACAGGGGAGACAGCTCCAACTGATACAGCTGTTCCTCCACCAATTGGTGTTCGAGTAATACTAATGGTTACTGTCTCACCTCCATCTGAAGTAGCTCCTTCCTCGGTATACGTTTGTGAGAATCCAGTCGATGTGTTAAATATCAGGTTTACGGGATTATAACTTGGAACGCCTAGAGTTACGATGGGGGATGCAATATCTCGTGTATATATGACTTCTCGTATAGTGGATCCTAAATTACCAGCGGTATCTGTAGCCGTATAAACAACATCATATGTACCTGCACTTGTTGGAACAATATTGCTACTATTGATGATTACTGTTTGCCCTCCATCGGCGGTAGCACCGAATTCAGTGTATGGTTCACTGTACGTCGGTGAAACTGAATCGTTAAATATTAGATTGACTGGATTTTCATTTGGATTGTTTAGAGTTATTACGGGAGGTGTGATATCTCTAGTAACCGTCACAATTCTTGTAGCGGTTCCTGTATTTCCACCATCATCTGTTGCTGAATATGTAACGGTATACGTTCCTTCTACAACTGGATTTACACTTGGTACGGATACTGGATTCCCACCACCTAGGGGTGTTCGAGTGATACTGATAGTCACCGATTCACCTGTATCAGCAGTAGCACCAAATTCTGTATACTGTTGTATAAATACTGGTGTGACGGTGTCATTGAATACTAAATTTATAGGATTAGAACCAGCACTATTCAGTGTTACAACTGGAGCAACTGTATCTACTACATTTATAGTTCTAGTAAAACCATTTGGATTTAAATTTCCGTGTTCGTTGACAATCGCATAGTTAAATTCGTACGTCCCGATAACATTAACGTTTAAATTGTTACTACTCGAGAACGTAAGGTCGGGTGAGAGTGAAATTCCTGGATCTACGAAAGGTTGATACCGTTCATGTGTAATGACATCATTCCCTATTAGAATTTCTTCTATGTTTGGTATAGGAAATTGCAGATCTCGAATCTCTTCTGATTTTCCGTTAGCAACCAAAGGATATAGTAATTGAGCCATACCATCTCCAATTTTCAATACATTGTAACTTTTTGCATATACAAAAAGGTCATGTTGATGTGTCCATCCAGTTTTAAAACCTTCAACTGATAACACCTGACTTTTTATAGTTGAAAAATTGAATTGACCTGTCGGCTTCGAACTTTCAGGACGGGTTGCGAAACTCCACAAGTATATACGCCGATTTAGAGAAGTATGTGTATGGAACTTCGCACTTGGGATAGCTCTCAAAAAATGCGACGGAAATTCACCGATACAATCTTCTGGTATGACCTCCTCATCATCTAAATTTAGTGATATACTTTTGATGGATTCCATAACTGGTTGTGGGTATTTAGTTGATGTGAATACATGATTTGTTTCTCTATTTCCATAATTTCTCACAAAACCATCAAAATCGGTCTGACCCTGAAAAAAACATAATTCAGATGTGTTTGTGTTCGAGTCTTCTAAGAGAGTGATTGCACGCTCATTATTTTTCTTCGTGATGACGAAAAACTCTTTAACCGGATTAGAGAAATTCAATTTGAATTGTTTTTTCTGCGATTTTTGGACATAGTCGTCGTCATAGTATTCACCCTCGTACTCTCGCCAATTGAACTTGTTAAGTTGTAACTGTGTGACGATTTGTAGCATAGGTGTATTTTTTATTTTGTTTTGTTCGGGTTTATCGAGATACACTAATTCCAATTTTAGTTTAGATGTATTCATATCGACATAAATGTCTTGATAACTTCTTGGTGTCTTTGTATCACGTGAAAAAAGTTGTATGTTGCCACATTCTGCATTAATCTGTGAAGTTGCAAATTCTGTTAATGGATCAAATGATGTATCTGGAAATGGTAGTTGTGTTTCAGGGTCCCAATCTGCTGTACTTGCAGAAACAGCGATATCATTACCACTGGTTGTTACAGAAATGCTACTGGAAGCAAAAGCAGCCTGGGCACCATCACCAAGTTTTTGACCTAGGATTGATTTAAACTCAAAATATCCCAAATCGTTTAGTTGATATACTGAAACCCATCCACCAACCGTTCCAATAGGAGATTCATTTTCACCGAGAGTTGTATCAGAATCTGCTCCAACTATGAGGGTTTTATCGTCATCACTAAGGTCAAGTGATTTACCAAATTCCCACCGTTTCTGTATAGGATCATTCCACGATGTATATAACCCGTGGTTAAAATCCCGGCTACGCTTTAGTCTATCATTGTACGAAGGTAATTCTGGGTAGATGGTTTGGTGTAATTGGTATACACCTGCAACATCTTTTTTATATACGTGAATTCGACCAACATTCCAATCGACATTCTGAGATTTAATAAATCCAAATTGACGGATGGGTGGAACCCAATGTGGTTCTGATACGATTAACATTTGACTCGTTCTAGATATAGACATTTTCTGTCCAAAATTGTAATTATATGATGGTGTATCGGGTGGAGAAAGTGTTTGGACAATTGAAAAATCTTTGTCCCAATCACTTGTATATGCTTGATATGTGTTCCAGTCATCAAAATCCCATTCATATATTCTAACAGACCCTCTACTATTATTTGTTTGTGTATCTAAAACATAACTATAAGGTATTGTAATATTCCTAACATGTCCCCAAAACAAAGCAAAGTGTCCATTATCGGTCACCGCGGAACGACCATCTAGGAAAGATGCACTAAAATTTGTTGTTTCCCAATAGTCACTCATTTGTAGATCTGACACCGGATTTACAGGGGTACCCCGGATAACAGCATTCAAATTAATTCTTGAATTTGGCCATACAAGTTGAAAGCTATCTCCTATATTGTCAGTTCTAGTAAAATTACTTGAATTCGGAACAGTATAACCAGGTGTCAGTGGACCACCGTTTTTTTTATTCGGATACCAAGTATAAACTCTTAAATCAACTGGAAAATCGACACTACCTGTAGTAGCTACGATTGCTTTACCAGCTGATGATACACGTGTCATTTCACCAAAATTATACAGACCCTGGACCCCACGCAAATTTCGTGCCGGCTCGGGGAAAACTGATAGAGTGTTCCAGGAAACGTTTTGCCAAGGTTCATCTATTCCTTTTAAATTTTTATAACCTCCAGATTCAAAATAATCGTGCATTGGGAAATGTAATTCAAGAATCCCCTTTGAGATCACATCACTAGATTTTTTGTTAGAACTCTCTATCTGTTCTATCTCCTCTAGTCTAGATTTTCTAAGATTCGCATTAGAATTTACAAAAGAATCACTTGGATCCCATTCAGCGTTGTAACCCTGACCAACGGGAAAATGTATAAATGTTCGAACGAAACCAGCACCACCGTTTGCGTAAGAGTATACCGATGATTCTGGTTCTATGATTGTAACTGGAGATTGACCTTGAAGTAATACTGCTCGAACATCACCAAGTATAGCAAATCCCGCTATACTACCTACATTTTTCCAATTAAATGGCATCGCTAAATCATTTTGTTTTCCAATGTCTGAAAATGGTTTAGCACCCCCACCATATACATTTTCTAATTGATAATTGTAAACATTACTCAGTAAATTAGGTCCTGTTTTTTCAATCGAGAATGAACTAAATGTTGACGTCTCGGCGTATAGGGTATTTAAAGCTTCTAATACCTGGTTCGCTAAGTAGGGGTTTCTCAGGGTTGCACTTTTCGAGTATTCTTTATTACCATCAGTGATACGCATATTAATAGTACTATTCACAGAAAATGGAAACGACTGAAAGAAGACTTTGGTGATGTCAGAATACGTGAACATTTCAGGAATCCATTTAAACCCAGCATTTGAATTCAGTTCATATGTGTGAGCTCCATTATCTTTAAGAAAATCTATCATAGACCACGATGGATTAACGTATGTATCAGAATATGGGAAATAGTTTCTTACGGTAAATTTTGTATCATAGCGATGTATACCTAACCCTTTATCACCTGCACGGGCATCTCCTATCTCTGCACCAACATTATCGTACCATGATACATTGTTGTATTTGTAATAAGAGTATACAGTTCTCTCCCAACCTTTAATCATTTCCACATAGATTGTACTTTTATCTCGTATCCAGTTTTCATCATAATATGTAGGAAACGGAAAATTTGCAGATTCTTCGCCATATAAGTCTGATGTTTTAGAGAACACAACATCTTTCAAATCACGGAACTTTATTTCAATTTCAATTTCTTGTTTCGTTAAAGCACAAATGGGTAAAGCTAGTTCGGGTGTTTTACAAAAATAAAAAGGTATATCGATTTGAAAATCAAAGCTCTTTTGTGTATATTTCTGTGAAAATGATTTTTTACACCCATACCAACTAGAAAATGTCGTTTGTGGAATTATTCCAGTTAAATTTTCGACACTCTCTTGCTGTCTCGAATTGTTAAAGTACGTTTTCTCTATTGTGATATAATTCGAGTCCACACGTTCAATCACTGTGCCACCAATAATGAGGTCTGCGTATTCTATGACACCTACACCAGCCCCATCTTGATAATAAAGGTTCCATTGGTCTGGTATGTCATCGGCTTTTATTTTAAGTGTGACACTTTTGAGCAAGTCACCTATATTCTGTGGTATTTTGAACCTAATGGTTTTTCCAAACCCTATATTTTCTTTCTGTGTATCCAACTCTGAATAGTTAATAGAGAAGTTGGGACGTTTAGTTACCTGTTTATGAAAGAATGTTGTTTCCGGGTTTGAGGTTAGATACTTGTCATTTTCACCATATGTCACCAAATCTAACCTGGCTGCCATTATTATATTGACACATTAATATTTTAAGCCGCATAACCCATCATTAAACACGATGATATTATAGTTCACTGCATACAAACTAAGTGTAGATCTATATAGGTTATTCCATACCGAATATATAGAATTTGGATCTGGTGTTTTAAATTTAAACGTAAACTGTTGGTGAATAATACGACTCATATTTAGTTGCCCAGACGGTTCCCCATTCGATGCATCCATTCCAAGTGAATACACATAGAATAAACCATTTTTCACCTTGAATGTTTTAAACCAGCCCAATGTGGTTTTACTTCCACCACCTTGTCCGGGTAAATTACGAACCGCGTCGAGTGATAGGATATCATTCAGTGGAATAAACGTTTGATTATAGAATCTAGGATCTCTGTGCCATATAAGTTCTTCTTCAACTATATCACTTGGAGATTTGTATCGTTTCAGGAATTGTTCAGAAGATAACTCTAGATGTTCACCCGTGAATAGGGTCTCGTTATTAATTTTGAAATTTGCATAGTCTAGTTCTTCATTTATATTTCCTCTATTTGTTAAATTCTCCCAAGCATTGTGTTGAAGAAAAAACATAAACTCGCGTACAGGATTCTTCAATCCACACATAAACGTGTGTTCTTTGTCTATATCATTAGAATCTATATCTTTTACAACTTTCTGTGTTTGTGTTATGATATATTCCAAAGGTCTTGTCTTGAAAAAGTCTCTCTCGATATCCATGAGATGATGATAGTCGACATTCAATGAAATTTTTGCAATTTTTAGGTCTTCAGAATAATTTGTAGGCATATATTCATCTTGAAACACTATAGGGTCTTTCATCTTGACATGAACTTCTAAAGAATGTTTATACATGGCACACACCGGTATTGCTAAATGTGGATTTTTGTAAAAGTAGAAAGGTAAATCTAGGTAAAGGGGTATACTCGAAGAAAAGTGTGAATATATATTGTACGAATCCCTGTACAATATATTCAAGTCGTTTTTTTCATTTGATCGCAATTTACGGTACATCATGATATAGTCAGATGTTAGTCGGTCGATATGTTGCTTTCCTATGAAAAGGTCTACATAGTCTATAGTGGATTTTATGAATGAATCGTATACATTAGACGTTTTGTTTCTATCCACGAATATTTTCAATGTCATATTTGATATCATATCACCGGATGTTGTAGAAATGGGGGCTATTAATACATTTCCTCTTTCAGGAACGCCATTGAATGGCATCTCAAATACCTGTGTCGTGAATTTTGTATGTCTCTTGAAGCGATTCAGAAAATAAGACATTTGTGGATTACCTGTCAGGTATATGTCCTGTATACCAGTAACGACTATATCGAAACGCCCAGCCATCCTTATACATTGGAGAGTTTAATTTTTTAACCATTAATCATTATCCAGTAAGTTAATTAAACAAATCAATGTCAATAAGTTTAAGTATGGATGATTTGCTTCAGGCAATGCAAATAATTGACAAACACTCGACTAGTTTGCCTGAAGGGGAGTATCTTGAACTATGTAAACATCTGAAGAATGCGTATAACAAGAGGGCAGATCCTGTGTATTTCTTTGACTATGAAGACTTTCGAATCCACCCTATTGGTCCATCCGAAGAAACCTTTCATTATTTTCATGACTATTACTTCGACAAAGCTTTGAATGTGGACAGTGATTTCATTCAGGGGCAAATGACATATCTCCAAAAGGAACTGGTAGATGCACAACCGATCAAGCGTATTACCAAGAAGATTCGCGAAAAGGTTATTAAACATTACCACTACATGCACGGCCTTGGTAGTGATGAAGTTGAAATAGACTTTCCCGAAAATGATTTCCGTTCGATGTGCAAAGCATATATAGATGTTGAGAATGACTTCCGGTTCAAGTATCGTACATCTTTAGAGAAAAGACTTGATTGGCTCGAAGATTCCGACGATCGATTGGATACTATGTAAAAAAAATATTAATTAATAGTAGATGGTCGGCATTGTTCTATTGATGTTATGTTCATTACTATTAATAGTATTAGCTATCGGTGGATTTATATATTATCAATCTACCACAGAAACAGAAACAGAATCTATGTCTACCCCTGATACCCAGGAAGAGGAAGAGGAAGAGGAAGAGGAAGAGGAGGAGGAAGTTTCATCTGGTTCTGCAACAGCACAGGTTAACATTGCAGGTGGGAGCGATGAAAAAGATGAAGTCATTGAAGTCATTGAAGTCATTGAGAAGCCTCCTTCATTTGATAAGGAAATCGAACAACTGTTAGAGGAAAAGGAAAAAGTTAAAATAATCACGGCCGAAGCTCAACGTGAAGAGACTAAAAGAGTTGTTACAGCTGGTGAGAAGGCTGCAGCAGCAGAACAAACTGGAAGAGACTTATCCAAAATCAAGCGGAAGGCTGAGGCGGACAAGAAAGCAGTTGAAGAGGCAGCAGCTAAAGCTATAGCAGCGAAAGATGCCGCGGATAAGGCGGCGGCGGAGGCGGCAGAAGCGGTGAAGAACGCGAAGGATGAAGCCACCAGGATTAAAGCGGAGAAAGTCGCAGCTGCAGCAGCGGCTGCAGCAGCAGCTGAATTGTTAGCGTTTGCTGAAGCTAAAAAGAAAGCAGAGGAAGAGGCAGCAGCAGTCGCAGCTAAGGTCAAGGCTCTTCAAGATAAATTGGCAGAAGAAGCAAGAGCAGCGGCTGAGGCTGCTAAGAAAGCTGATCTTGCTAAAATAGAAAAGGCAAAGAAGGTTGAAGAGGAAAGACAAAAACAACTTGAATTGGAGCGAAAGGCTAAAGAACTTCAAATTCTTAAGAAGGGTTGTAAGGATGTATCCTGGAATAACGTTGATCTTAAAAATATATTACCAACAATAGCTTTCTCCGGTAAAAAAAGCTTTAATACAAACGGTCAGGTTGTTCAAAAGGGTAATGTCAAGATTTCTTATGGTACCGACAAGAAAACGAGAGTAAATGTCTTGTCAATTACTGGTCGTGACAGGCGTGGTAGTCATAATTTTGCGTGGAAAGAGAAAGCTAAATACGATGGATTAGTTCGAATGGATGGTGACATTCTTGGATACGATAAAATGGTGAAGAAACCAATGACTCAACAAAAACGAGCTTGTAAGTATAATAAACGGGCGTGTGCATATGATAATGAGGGTTTCGAAGAGATTCACAGTTTCGACGACCCATTGCAAGAGCACGACTACATTCTGATGGTTCAAGACAGTTACGCCGGTATTATGCAGGGTGATACTGGAAAATTCTACAGTCTCGCCGATAAGAAAGTAATCGACAACCCTTACAGTATGGGTCGTTGTAAAGATCTTGGCTACAAGTAACCTAAGTAAACCTTGTAAAATGTGAAATATATGTTAAAATGGATAATCTTCGAAATCTCATGCAATCCCTGGATGACATTTCGAAGATTATCCCCGAGGGAACCTACTTGGAGATGTGTGACAACCTCAAGCAAGTGCACGACAACATACCCAAAAATAACGACCCACCTGTAAGGGACAATCGCCGTGTCCCCTTTCAAGTGGTTCAACCAGGTGAATTAGCTATTCATCGAATTGTGAATGATCCCGTCGATAGTGATAGTGATGATGAGGCTTGGCGTCCAGAGTGGTATGATGAGTGGTCACAGAACGAAGAGTGTCTTCGGCGACTCTTGGCTGACTTGAAGGTGGCTAAAGATATGATCAAAATTTCGAAACCTATTCAACGCATGACGAAGAAGGTCAGAGAAGCTGCTATGCGACACTTTACCGCATTTACCCCAATTTTCGATCTCAACATTTTTGAAGATATTGATTCAAGTGAAGCAACCTTTGAGAATTACGTCAGAATTACAGAGTGGGCTTATTTGTCCCGAGAGGACCGTAAGGAGCTCACGAGTAAGAAGTTTGAGAAGAAGATATACGAAGATTATAAGATGCTCGAAAATCATCGCATCGATACAAAAACGAACGAAGCGATGGAGTTGAAGAGGAACTTGGAGATTGAAATTGATGATTTTAGGGAACGGCAGAATTATCTGAGGGTGCATTACAACTTATAAGTTTGGGTGCACCACCACTTGTTTCCACCCGTGTATTCGAATATGAGATGTATCAGAGCGCCAGCGATCAGGTAGAGTATTGGGGTATCGACCTTGAGGTTAAGTTTACTCACCAACAGGATGAGTACAGCATTCATGATCCCGATAATCAATGCTTCCAGTATAACTATTTGTATAGGTCTAGACATTTAATATAATATAAGAAAATAATTAATTTTGTATAAGTGTAAATATAAGCCTAAGTAAAACTCAATAGATAAAAAATGTTAGAATACCTCGCCCTCATTGCGGAGAACGAACTCCTCTGAATTGAGAACGAAAAGTTCAAGGCTCTCCCTTGCCCCTACACCACCCAAAAGGGAACTCGTTGTAAGAATAATTTGACTTGCCGATTCCATGGAGTGTCCAGTGTGTTACGAAAGTGAGGCGCGATGTCATTTCACTTGTGGTCACAACCTTTGTCATGAATGTACGAAGACGTGGTACATGAAGGGAAAGTCGACGTGTCCGATGTGTAGGGCTTCTATGTGTTTTAAGGGGATTACAAAATTGAAGAAACGTTGGTATCGGGAGAAGCAGGAAGAGACTTACAAAAGTCTTGTGATACAGATGTTTGATGAACTTATGGAAGAGTATGGTGACATCATTCTCAAATGTTTAGAGGTTGTTCAGAATCGATATGAGTATACGATTTTGAAGCATCCAGACATTTCATGTGAGTTACTTGATTTAATACTACGCATGACATGGGTGGATATTGATTACATTATGAAAAGTCCTATAGAGAATATATATGAGCCGAAGACATTTACAAAGTATTTGTTAGTGAGTAAGTACAAACATTTTAATAAAAAACTTGGTTTTCGCACTTTTGAGCCATTGATGGCCAAATTTGTGTAGTTCCTTTTTATGTTAATTTAGGTTACCACCTTGTAATATAACGGTGGACAATATAGGTCTTTACCCAAATTAGCAGCACCTGGCATATCAGTTTTGTACATATTTGCGGCAGAGACTCTCCATACTTCAACATTTTC